AGGTGCACCGCGGCCGACAGCGCCGCCACCGCCGGGTTGGTCGACGCCGACTGAGCCCAGCTCGCCAGCCCCGGCAGGTCCTGCGCGAGCTTCGCCTCCGCGTCGGCCTTGACCGCCTCGAGGTGCTGCCGGATGTTCTCCACCGCTTGCATGACGTCGATCACCGCTTGCTCCTAGCTGGCCGCCTGGCGGCCGTCGTCTCCTGCGCCGGGCTGGCGGCGCTCCCCTGCGACATGCGCGCGGCCTGCGCGCGCAGCTCGGCCGCGCGGTCGTACTCGAAGCAGCCCTCGGCCTGCCGCGCCTCGGCCTCCAGCCGCCCGATGATGACCGCGCGGTCGCTCATGATCAGTTCCTCGACAGGAGGAAGTAGGGGATCGGCCCCGAGGCCGCGGCCATCGTCGGCAGCACGGCCGGCGCGGTCGCCGTGGCGGACAGGGTGCCGGTGGAGTACATCGGGAGCTGGCCCGTGACGGCCTGCGCGCCCCCGACGCTGGAAGCGGTGCCGGTCGCCCCGTCAAGCGTGTTGCCGGTCGTCCCGGACTGGTAGAACGCGACGCCCCACACGGCGGGCCCGCTCGGGACGATCGCGGGCGTCGACGGGCCCTGCGGCGTGCCGATCGTGCCGATGTTGCCGACGACGGACGCAAGCTGGATCTTCTGGGCACCCGCAGCCCAGCCGGTCGCCGTGGTGTTGTCCGTGGACTGCGCGAGCAGCGCCGCGCCCGTCGCCACGCCGTTGTACAGCGCCACCCACGAGTGAGTGAGCGTGCCTCCGGCCGTCTTGACCAGGAACGACACGAAGTCGAAGATGTCGCCGGCCTGCACCGGCACGGCGTAGACGTTCAGGGTCGTGACCGTCGGAATCGCCGAGTTGGTGATGTCCCGGCGGCTGATCGTCCGCCGGTACGGCGGCAGCGGGCTGCCGTCGAGCAGCCACTCCTCATCCGCGGACGGGTACCGGCCTGAGCCCAGGTCAGACATGTAGGGTCCTTCCCTCTTAGTCGGTGCGGCTTAGAAGCCGGTCAGCAGGCCGGCGGTCGACAGCGCGCCGCCCGTGGTGCCGACGTTGTTGTAGTTGCCGTAGGACACCGGGTTGCCGCTGGCGTCCTGGTAGCGGTTCGGCATGTCCGCGGCGTAGCCGTAGACCTGGAAGCGGACCTGCAGCGTGCTCGACAGCACCTCCGACAGCACCCGGGAGCGCAGCTCGCCCTCCCACAGGTACAGGTCGTCCCACACCGCGGCGATCAGCGGCGTGTAGTCCGGGTTCCCCCCCGACCCCGGGGTCGCGGCGGTGTTGCCGTTGCTGATCACGCCGATCGACGGGGCGACCGTGCCGCCGAACGTCAGCGGGATGTTCGGGTCGATCGACCACGGCGCCGACAGGATGTGACCCACCGGCCCCTCGACGCTCAGGCCGCCGTCCGCCTGCCCGGCGGCGTTGAAGAACTGGCCCTGCTGGTTGACCGCGACGAGCGGCCGCAGGTTGCTGTCCACGCTGGTGGAGTAGGCGTACCAGACGGCGGTGTTGCTGATCACCCCGGTAACCGGGCGCAGGCGCGTCCTGGCGATGTTGGACATCAGCTTGCCGGACGACTGGTAGAAGTTCGCCGTCCCGGCCGCGGCCGTCCATGCGGTCGCCGCGTCGTTGACCACGTAGCCGCTGGTGCTCGCGCCGGTCGAGCTGCCGAGGGTGCCCTTCGGGAACAGGCCGGTCAGCTGCCCGTTGACCCCGGAGCCGATCATCAGCTGGCCGGACAGCTGCATCGCGAGGTCGGCCATCAGGTCGGGGAAGATGATCTGGTCGAACGCGATCGGGGACTGGTCGAGCAGCTGGATCGCGGCGTCCTGCTGGCCGGCCACGGTCCGCACGAGTGCGTTGACGAAGCTGTCGGTCATGTCGCGGCCGGGCACCGGGGCACCGTCAGCGGTCTGCGGGCCGGACGCGGTGCCGAGGGTCACCCGCGGGATGTTGATGCTGTCGGTGCCGCCGGGCAGCGGGAACGACCGCCACATGTCGGCGAACACGCGCCCCGCCCGCAGGTACGGGACGTACTGGTCGATCAGCCACAGCGGCGGGACGAAGTAGCCGCCCTGGCCGTCGGTGCGGCTGACGAACCGCTTCTCCCGCTCGAACGGGGAGATGCCGTGGCGCTCCATCTGCGCGAGGCGCTGCTGGTCGGCCGGGCTGGACGCGAACGCGTCCTCGTACGCCCGCGAGGCGCGCCGCTCGACGGCAGCCCGCCGCTGGGGCATGTCCCGGTCGATCTCCTGCGCGTGCCGCCTCTGCCGCTCGAGCGCCTGGTCGACGTACTTGCTCTGGAACAGCCCGGCCTGCGCCATCTGCACGCGCGCCTGGTCGAGGAAGTAGGAATGGCCCGACCCGCGGCCGTAGACGGTCGGCTCGCTGGCCACGGTCACGGCCGTCGCGCCGCGGCCGCTGTCCACCGTGGTGGTGGTGCCGTCGGCGCGGGCCGCCGCGGCGCGCTGCTCGCGGGCCGTTTCCTCGGCCAGGTCGGCGATGCGCTCGCCGAGGCTCCGGATCTCCGTCCGGCGCCCCTGGTAGGCGGCCTCTTCCTCGGTGCTCAGGTCGCGCCCGGCGCCGTTGTTGGCCGCCTGCGCGGCGGTGAGCAGCTCGCGGTTAGCCGTGACGAGCGACGCCCGCCGGGTCTCAAGCTGGCCAGCCAGGTCGTTGGTCGGGTCCCCGCCGGCGATCAGCCGGATCGGCGCGCCGTTCCGGCGGTAGCCGATGATCTCGCCAGGGAAGGGCGCAGTGCCGCGCACGGGTGCCTCCACGTCGGAATGGTCATCTCCGATCCGCGTGGAAGCTGCCGCGTGCGCCCTGGCCTAGACGGGGGCGCCGGCGGGGACTGCCCGGCAAATCACGTCGGTGTAATTATGCGCTCTGCAGGGCCAGCTCGTCCATCTCCTGCAGCCGCATTCGCAGCTCGAGCTTGCGCGCGGTACTCAGCGCCTGCTCGTCGCCCGGGATGCCCGTCGAGTCATCGACCGTGACCGACGCGCCGCACATGTCGCAGTACCTAGCGTCCAGGTCGGCCGGCGCATGGCACTGTGGGCACGCGTGCGCCGCGGCGCCCGGGTCGTAGTCCGGCGCCGTCGCCGCCTTCACGTCCTCTGCCGCGCTCGCCCGCAGCTCGAGCGGGCGCCCGTCTGCCTTCTCCTCGCCGAACCCCGGCAGCGTCGTCACGTCGACCCCGAGCTCCTTCGCCCGGCGCCGGATCAGCTCCTGAGCGGCCTTCCAGTCGCCGTGGTGCGACGCCGCCAGGATCGCCGCGGCGTGCAGCTGATGCGCGTTGTTAATCGGGTACGTGCCGTCCGGCAGCGAGTTCCCCGCCGCCTTAGCCTTGTCCCGCTCGGCCTGCGTAACCGACGACAGGATCTCCAGCAGGCGCCCCTCCGACCGCTCCATCGGCTTCCCGGGCACCGGCTTCAGCTGCCGGCCGTCCGCGCTCCAGTAGTCGTGGTCGGTGTCTCCCGTCGCTGTCAGGTCGCAGTCGCCGTCCCCGTCCGGGTCCCAGCACATCTGCCCCGGGTGCCCGTGCTGCTCGGCCAGCGACTGCTGCGCCGCGGTCATCGCACGGCGCTCGAGCAGTACCGGGCCGCCGATCGAGGCGGGGCGCCGGAACGACAGCTGCTCGACCGCGCGCATCCACGCGCCCGCCGTCGCCGGGTTCGCGCCGTGCGTCACCGCCGACACGTCACCGCGGTGCAGGTCCATCTCCGTGATCGTCCGGTGCTCATAGGCGGAGTCCCACTTGTTGCCGTGCGGCGGCACGACAAAGGCCAGCGACATCTCATCGAGGTCGCCCCGCTCGACAGCCGACGCCAGCGCGCGGACCTCCTCACGGCGCCCGTCCATCGCGGGCACGTGCGTCAGCAGGCCGGTGGAGTCCTCGCGCAGCGTCATCGTGCCGGACTTAGTGCGCGCCAGCGGCACGCCGGCGTCGTTGTGGCCGATCAGGAACGGCACGTCGAGCGCCGGGTTGGCGAGCGACCGCCGCGCCGCGCCGGGCGCCACGGTCTCCGTGAACGCCTCGCCGTCCTGGTCCCACATCGGGAAGTCCGCGTCGTAGACGGTGGCGTAGCCGTTCCACTCGAAGGCGTCCGTCCCGTGACCGGACGGCTTCGCCCGCATCTCGATATGCCCGTCAGCGAAGCGCAGGCCGAGCCGCTCCGGCACGCTGAACATCGCCATCCGCGCCTGCCGGCGCAGCTCGAAACGGTCCATCGTTCCTCCTTAGAGCGTCATCCGCGGCGGCTTGAGCGGCGGCAGGGCGTCCCCGACCGGGATCGCGGCGATCTCCGCCTTCTGGTCCTCGGTCATCGGCGGCAGGTCCTCGCCCGCGCGGACCTCCGACGGCGCCAGCAGCCGCGAGG